TTCAAAACTAAATTGCATTGTGAGTGAAATTCGGCCTGATTGTCAATCTTCCTTAAATACTTGGTGTTCTCTGAAGAACTTGCATCAATCTGATCACATAGTTTCATTTGCTGTGCCTCAGAAGCCGAAATGTAGGTTGTCCGGTTCATCATTTGGGTAACATCAACTTCAGACATTCCACAACGTTGTTCAATCATCTTGATCAAACTGTCTTTCATTGTCTTCAGAATATCTTGGTTGCTAGAGCCGAACGGATTGTGATACATCAGCCAACCGTAGTCAGCCATGATTCTTTTTCTACCGGCCTGAAAGATAACAGCAGCAATTGAGGCAACGCCACCAACTGCATACGTGTCAACAGGTGTCTTGCTTTTCAGGATTGCAGAATAAATGTTGTACCCATCCATCACTACGCCACCGTATGAATTGATCCAAACTTGGATTCTTTTCTTGCCAAGGTTGTCTAATTCCAGAAGTTCATGTTGGAAGATACTACCATCAATTCCCATTCCGTCACCTAAAACTAGGTTTCCTTTTTCATCAACAGAGTCAGCATCATAACCTATGTGCTTGTTAATGAGAAGGATTGGTTCGTCTGCCGTTGGGTCTATACAGTATATCATGGAATAAAAATAAGAATGAGTTTTCGATTTACAAATTATTTTGCCAATTGTGGCACACATTTATCTTTTTACTGGAAAAGACCGCCCACAAATAAATGTGAACGGCCTCCCAACTAAACTAACTAAATCAACTAAAACAAAGCATCATTTTCCATACTTCAAGATCATTTCCCTTTCGGAAACTGGCATGGAATTGAACTTTTCACGAACAGCATCAGCGACTATTCTACTTTCGCTTTGATCTGTATATTTTGCATACGATTTGGCAAGTCTGGCATAGTAGGGTGAAACATATCCTACTAAACGTCTTGGATTTTTTGATTCATTGTGTGGAGTGTCCATTATGCTTCAGCAACAATCGGTTTGTAATATTCGATCAGTAAGGATTTTCCGGTGTAAATGATTTCCTTTCTGATTTCAATCGTATCAAGAAAAAACTCTTTTTCAACAGCTTCTTCTCCGTAACTGTCAAACACCCATTTTTTCAGGATCGACCAATAGGCTGCACTAAGAATGATTGCCTTGATCGGCCTTCCATAATGACGTTCGTGAATGATACAGGCTGCACACATATCAATAGCAATATTTCCTTGCTTCTGATAATTTTCCAAATCCAATACTGGCACGTTCTTTTTCATTTTGCAAACATTATATATTCAAAAATTAAACTCTGAGTATAATTGCCTCTTTCTGCTACGAAGATACTAAAACTGCTTGAAGTTCTTTCTCTTAAAACCCAAATTGTCGTTGCATCAAGTCCGGGCGATCCAAGGCTTGTTGCAACCATCGTTCCCATCACGTAGTAGTTTCCTGTTCCAACGTCAGGGAAGGTTGCAGTGTAAAGATTACCACCTGCATCAACATTGCCTACATTGATTGATCCGGCACGAAGAACTTTGTTCAATCCATTTGCACCTGCAATTACATAGTTAGGATATGAGCCGGAAACTCCTTCACCAGTTAAATTGACAGGTTCAGGAACAACCAACCGCAAAACAACCTTGGCACTATAATTCATTGCACCCGAAACTCCATTGCCAACAGCCATTTTCCGTATGTTGTGAACATTGACAACTGAGGTGTCTGACAGGGTACATGGATCAGCGTTCACTCCGTAATGAGTAGTGACAATTGAGAAGATTGCTGTACCTGCTGCCGAAAATGAAACTGCATCTACCAAGAATACTTCTCCGTTGTAAAATACTGCACCGGCTGAAATAATGTAGTTGTTCCCTGCACCTGAGTTGACACAACCATACAGAACGTAAACTTTTGCCGGATCGTAGGTTGATCCTATCAGGCCAAGGATAAGTGCAGCAAATACTTCTGCATTGGCATCTTGTAAAAACTGCAACGTTCCTTTTTTGAGTTTGAACTGTGCCGAATCGGTTATTGGTGTAACATCTAACTTTTTCATATTAATAGGATTGAAGTGTGTACTTTATGCTTGCCGGAATATACTTGTCAACAAACCCACGAATTACCGGCTCAGGATAGGTTGCCAAAACTGCTGAAGGAACATAGATTTTGAAGTGGTTGAGATATACAAACGTCCAGTTTGAACCGATGTAAATTCCAACTGCATCAGTAGCACCAATCGGACTACTGAAAGGCTCAGTCATTCCAACAAGAAAACCGTCAACCACTGAAGGTAACGGATCACCAATGTAAATGTCACTTTGGTTATTCGGCTGTCTGAATGTCGTATGGAAGTTCTTGTTCAGAGCGTATTCCAGAATCAACCGGTTTCCATTGAAATGAATACGTTCTTTTAGATCATCATAGTAAGCACCGAAGATACTTTCATGCGCCCACTTCAAACCGTCCAACAATGCCTTCAGAATAATTGTCGTATTTGCCTTCCTTTTGTCCGGTGGCAATAGGTTTGTTGATAACTTTTCGATGTCAAGATTGTAGTTCATTATTCAGCTATAAAATTCAGTGAGTCTTCCAGTGTTTGATTCAACGTTGTTTCAGGAACAACATATCCGGCTAGCGGATGCCACAACCTGCGAATAGTCTTTTTATCCAGAATCAAATCCAATCCATTGCCAAAGGATTCTGTGTCTTCCCTACATAGAACTGTAATGAGGACAACATCATTTACACCGGCTACTGATCGGATTGCATTTTCCAAGTCGGTAATCTTCAGACTTCCATCAAAGTTGTTCACTGATACATTGTGCAGAAAGTCAACCAAGGCTGCAATTACACTGTCCTTGATTCCTGATCCATACTGTCCTTGGTAGTAAATGTCTGCCTGAATGTAAAGTTTGGCTGCATCAAGCGATACAACCATGTAGTTAATTCCGGCAGTTCCAATGAGGTTGATATATCCTTGCGCTGAAGGCAATTCGGTTGCCGGATCAAGTTTTACGAACAGGTTATTTACTGTCTTGGCTACCTTGACAACAACTTCATTTGGAGTGGTTGAAGTGACCGAACAGCCTGTGATTATTTGCAACGTTGGGTCAATAACAGGATAGGCCGGAATCATGTCAGTCAACTTAATAATCTGAGGGTTGGTAACTGAGTACTGAAACTGAAACATCTTGGTTTGAATCCACAATGCGTTTGCTGCTGCTGCATGACTGGCTGTAGTTTCAATGGACAATTTCAAGGTGTCCATCAACTGTTCAACGTAGGCCGTACATGATGCGAACACAAAACATAGTAACCGAAGCATATTTCTTTTGCTCCATTTGGTTGAGTCAACCACTATGCCAACAATCCCAAACTGTTCTGTCAGGGTGTTTACAATCTGCGTGTTAATTTGTGCTACTGTCCTTGCCATGTTATTGAGGTATTATAAAGGTTTGTTCTTCTGCTGTTGGTTCTGGTATTCCACCGTCTTCTACCAACAAATCCAAATCAGGTGTGATTTCTTCAACAAATCTACCGTCCTTTTCATCGTAGGGTGAAGATACAGTGTCAATGTAATTACAGGCAAAATCCAGAATGTAGTGATACAAATTTCCATGTTCAAAATCCTGACTTTCACCTATACAATTCATTGGAGTACAACCTGTCGGACAATAGCCTGAAATTCCTGACTGAATCATCGTGTCGATATTGTGTGCCGATACTATCTGATCCCGAAGATCAAAGATAAGTAAGTCTTGTTCTTGCGTTCCTTCCGAGTTGTAAAAATCATGGATAAGGTGTATTCTTATTCCCAAATCTACAGACCTCATTCCAAGGCCAATGATCTCAAAGGATGCAGGTGAAACAATTTCGATGAATGCAGCCGGTCTAGGCCAACTATATCCTTTTCCATCTTCTATATTTCTCAACTGATTGTTCCATACATGAGAATATAAGGACACAACAAAGTTATCTTGATTGGTGACCTGAATGCTTGCTAGTTTCGCAAGTAAATCTGTTAGTATTGGTTTGATTCCACTCATGGTTTCCAGATGTTATTTATTGTTTGAATGATCTTCTTTCTTTGCATTTCGGTCAATTCCTGTGTCTGTCCGACAAATCTTCTTGCTGCCATTTTAGGTGTTCCATCATTTAAGTAACCGGCATAGTCAACATCAACTATCATTCTGAAACCGTTTACGTTGAAGGTTGCCGTTCTTGCCATGTTTGAAACTGCCCTTCTCAACTTGCCACCCCTTACTTTGTAACCTGCACCTACCAAGATAGGACTTGTTCTTCGCTGCAAGCCTTTTGTCTTTGGGTACTTGTAAGCCGGTGTTCCTTCAATCCTTCTTTGAACTTCCTTCCAAGGTTGACCATTGAATGCTTGCTTCCTGAAGGATGAATAGAAATAGTTCTGTGCCTGATTACCAAGCAAAACTAGCAATTCCCTTTTGGTTGCTATCAATCGTTCCTTTACCTGTCTGAAGTTGAAGAAGTTCATTTCAGTGTCAATCTAAACATGGTTTGATTCACCAACTGTTTCATGTCAGCAATAATGTTGTCAAGGTCTGAATCCAGTTCAGGATTAACAACTGCCGTAATATCATCATTCAGGAATACCATTACCTGAACTAAGTATTCTTTCACCCAAATTCCTGTAGCAAATTCAATACGGATCAATCCTTCAATCCGTCCATACTTGCCTTGGTAGGTTTCAACAAACGTGTCAACCAGTTCCAACCACCCTTTATAGAAAATATCCAAGGCCGAGTGTTCAGCGTTGGATTGAGTATTCAGGTGTAAGAAGTGAACCTGATCCCTGACTTCAAACAGTTTCGATAATACGTTTAATGCTTTCATCTTTTAAGTTTTTTATTCTTCGTCTTCACTCGGTATTGGCAATCCAAAGTTTTCCTTGGCAAATGGTATGTCCTTCTTCGGTACGTCAAAGTATGGATGATTTTCTGAGAAGATTACCCTGTCCTTACCGGCATTCATCATGAAGGTATCTGACATATTTCCATGAACAGTGTCAATCGTTGCTTCCTTTTCTGCATCAGGTGTCAAAGCCTTGCCTTCTTCATGTTGTAACAGAACACATTCACAATTGAAGTGATTAAGCGGTGCAACCGAATCCCAAATTGGATCATCAACTTCTGCTGTCATTCCATCAAGCGGTACGCAAATGTCACAAGCATCACCGCCTGAAGTTGAGTATTCAAGGATCGGAAGTAAATCTTTGTTCTTCTCAATCTCATTCCACTTGCTTGCCTGTTGAGCCATGCCTTCTGCTGTGTTCCGTTCAGTCCGACCCCAATCAACGTTCCACTGTTCAAAGGTTGCCTTGCCAAGTTCGGTGAACTCTTTGGAACTTCTCAGTTCACCGGCCTCATTAATCATCATCGACTGAATTTCCTTCGTCTGTTGGTAGGTCTTTGCTGCTGAGAACATATAAACATTGTTCCGTAGTTCTTCAAGCAATTCAAGGTCTTGACCAACAAAATCTGTGAGTT